GTACATTGCGGCAATATCAGACTCGATATTCTGCACCAGTTCAATCATGGCTGGCTCAATGATCTGAGAGCTGAAGTCTTCAATCTTCAGGGTCATTTCTTTTGAAGTGATTGGCACCCCAATGGATTTGAATTTATCAAGGGAAACAATCTTGCTACCTTCGATTATGTCAGACAGCGCGCCAGTAAGGTCAGGGCCGTTCACAGATGAAAGGCGTACAGGCTTACGAATGCGCACTGACTCACCAACTTTGCGGGTGAATTCAGAATCTAACTGACGATCCACGTTAGCGATCATCACGATATTGTTTTTAGCCTGAACCAACGCCTCTTTGGCGATAATGTCAGGGGTTAAATAAGTACTAGCCATTTTTGTTTACCTTTTTAAGAGTTCATTCGATAGGCGTAGTATTCTTCCGGTGTCATGCTTGCAGGGTCTTTTTTACCCTTTGATGCAGCCTGAACATTCGGAACAACACCTGGTGCCTTTGATTTTTGTTTAGTTAAAATAGTCCGCTCTAAGTGAGCTAACCGTACACCTTGCTTATGTGCTGGAAGCGCTGCAAGCTCCTCAATTTCTTGAGGGTTCTTTAATAAATGGTGCTGAAGTGCTGGGCCGTTTGGACTTTCAAAAATCAGTTCAACCACTGCTGGCGGAAACTCGATATTGAACTCCGAGGCTTGTTTCGTGAGTGCAACGTAATCTGGATTCGCTTTCGCATATTCTGAAGCACGTCCGGTGTACTCCTGAATACGGGTCTGCATTTCCGCTTCACGTTGTTGCTTTAATGCTTGTTCCTTTGTTTCGATCTCACGGCGGCGGATTACATCGTCCACCTTGTGAGACATTAACGCCTCTTTGAACTTCTCTTCGTCATAATCAAAGTCAGCCAAGCGCGGCTCTGTTTTCTGCTGAGTAACTTGCGCGGATTTCAACCGTTCAAGTTCTTCACGCATACTGGCGAGTTCTCGCTCTGCGTGCATGGCGCGGCCATACACTTTATTGAATCGACTCTGCGTTACAACGGGCTGCTCTTCTTCCTGAATTGCATCCTCTACAGGCTCAGAGACCTCTAATTCTTGTTCGGCCTCTTGTGATTCGAGTTCTACTTCTTGCGTTAATGCTTCGTTATTTTCCATTTGCTTTAGTGCTCTTTGTGTGCTGTGTTGGTATTGTGCTACTGATTATTCATTTAATCAATGGTTAATTGTTTCTATATCAGTTTCCTGAATAACGTCTTCTGCCTTATCTGTCATTTCACCGCCCAATTTTGCAAGTTCAGGAGTCACTGAAATTGAATTAGCCTGCACCTTAATTGCGGAGTCATTGATAACAGCCGCAGCCTTCGCCACGGTCTCCATCATTGACGCTTTTAAGTTGTTTATTTCCTGTAATGTTTTATTTGTCTCGGCCAACATTTTCGACATTTGCGCACCAATACTTTCGGCCTCGGCGGCGCTCTTATTGGCGTCTGCCATGGTTTTAATGGCACTGGCTTTGATCTGTTCAGTTTGCGCTTGCACGTTCTCCATATTCACTTGCAGCGCTTGCAGTTGTAAAAGCGTCATCGGGTCAGGGCCTTGCGGTTGCTTGGCAGCCAACTCTTTGGACTCTTGTTCGTTTGGTTCGATTGCGCCGTTTTTAATCATCATCTTACGCATACGCTTTTGAAGCTCTGAGGCGTCTGCAAAGTCTGCGTTCTTAGCAATTAAATCAGCACTAATCATTTGCAAGTCTGGGCTTGATTGTGCCAATTGAGTCAGGAACGCCAAGGCCTCGGAGCGCTGTGATGCAAAGCTAGGCGCAACATCCGACACAACTTCATAGCGACCTATTGAAACATCGTTAAGCGTTACTTTTTTACCGGTCTGCTTATCTACCTCGGTTTTATTGAGCCATACGGTTTCTGTAGAACCATCCTCACCAATGACGCGCATAACTCGCTCGGTGTCCATCACGCGTGGTATTAAATCGAGCAGAATTTCTGCGGTAAACCCGATTGCGCCCTGCATATTACTGAACAGAACAGCAGTTCCCATGTCCTGCTGTTTCTGACGAGCCAGTACAGCGCGACCTGATTCACTGCCAGGGTCATCTTGGGTATTAACGCCAGTTCTGCCGATAACCGCTTGTAAGTCTTTTTCAGCTTGCTGCTGAATCATTACGAGCGCTTGGTTTACTTGCGGAGTGCCTGAACGCTGTGGAATGCCTGGAGCTTCTGGGTCTGGGTTGTAGAACTGAATAGGGGCATTATCAGTCTTCATTCTTGATAACTTACCTTCAAACCCTTCTGCCTGTGTTGGGGTCATCCAATACGGGTCATTTGGTGTTTGTGCCGCAGATTCAATTGCAGAACTCGTTGCCCAGTTGTATGCCGATTGGGCGTCTTTGGCGTGGCGCACAATCCCATGATAATAGTGTGTGCCGTTGATATAGCTGTTGTACCCGTATGCAATCACAACAGGGATATAACGCCCAGCCCATTCATGGGGGCCAGATAAAACCTCAGCACCGCTAATGACGTGCATTATGATCTTGTGATCATCAATGCTTGCCTCATCGACAACAAATACGCCGCGCGCTGCCATTTCATCTAACACGCTTTCAACATCATCAAACCATAACACACGGCCATCTGACATTTTAACGACCTTGCGTTGCACTGGTACGCGTTCCCAGAATTCCGCAACACGAACAGAGTCTTCGCTAACCCAGTCTCCGTAGCGATCTGCGACAACTGATTTAGGTGTGCTGAAATCAGACATTGCTGAATTTGGATACATCTCAGCAAATTCTGTTTTAGGAATATCGGACGTGACAAAAATATAGCGCGCATCGCGCTTGTTGGGGTCTTGCGCCATTGGGTCAACATAGACAGATGTTAAAGGGTCTCGGATGTGCTTAAGGCGAATATCTTGATTATTCCCGAAAGGGTCATCTTTGCTTGGCTCTGTAGTTACTCGCCAAGCTGTTTTTCCTGAATTCACTAGCAAGTCAAAAGCATTATTGTAAATAGCCTTGGCGTTGCTCTGATTTTCAATATCACGGATAACGCCGCCAAGCGTTTCTGCCATATCGTTGGTTGAAGTGTGCGAAACAGGGCGAACCTTGATGCGCACTTGTGAGTTTCGCCATTCGCCAGACACTTGATTTACGGCAGCGCCAATTCTGTTAATTTCAAACTTCGGCTTGTCTGAGCCGTCATCGCCCCATTGATGCCCTTCTACTTGTGCAAAAAGGACGTCTTCAATAGCCAATTGATTCTGAACATTGTCTGCGTCATAAGCGTCCTGGAAATAATCACGGGCACGTTTAACAAGCTCGTCTTGTACCTTGTACTTGGGTTTTCTCGCCATCATTGCACCATAAATGCTGTTTATTTTGTGTCAGTGTACCATAAGTGGCACTTATACTACCATTGCCGCGCAAATTGTATCTCTTTTGCTGGCTTTTCTTCTTCATACACCTCATAAACAGCCATAATAAAAGCGTCAGCAAGGTTTGGTGATTTAATGCCACGCTTTGCTAATTCTTGCTTGCTCTCTACCTTAACTTTTCCGCCTGCGTCAAAGTCGCGCTTCGGAGTTGATAGCTCACGGATTAGCTGCTGAAGGTTTGCGCATTCAGAGCTAATAGAAATCAGATCGTCCTGCTCATATTGCGCTCCGGTTGTAACTGCGTTGTATGTGTTGCGGAACCTATCAGCCACAAGCCACCATGCTTGCGCCTTGGCGTTCAGGAAAAAGTCTTTGTTTTTTACGTTGTGCTGATATTGCTTTTCAGGACGCCACACTTTTCCGCCTGCATTAAACTTGCGATGCTTGCGCCAGCCAATTTCATTAAGCTTCGAGCCTACGAACGCACCGACGCCTATTGAGTCGTAAGATATTGTCGAGTCAGATTCTTTTGCCATGTTATATACACGCAAACAGCTATCTATAATCTTATCCTCGCCAGCCGCCCACTCTTCACACTGTGTGACAAGAATACCCTTGGCAGATACGGCAGCATTCTTATCTCCGCCACTGTCTGCCACGTCAAAACCCATCCGGTTTGCGCCTGTGATCTCGATATTTAATTTAATGTGCGCGTCTATTGCAGCTTGAATCCACGAGGCCTTGATGATTACTGAGTCATCATCTGTGCGCGCTTCGCCTAAGTAAATATGGCGGTACTCGTCAGGGTCGACATTCTTTAACCGCTCCGCCTTCTCTTTTGCCGTGTCAGACAAGAACGGGTTTTCAAGGTAATTTATATGGCGAATAATACAGGCGTCACCAAGCAATGCAGGTAAGTCGCGCTCTACGAAATCAGACGCAAGCCTTGGGTTCCACAGTACCCAAACCTCCGAACCGCTTTTCCTGATTGTCGGGTCAATTACAGCCCACTGTTCTTTCGTTAAACCTTCCCCTTCCTCAATCCAGCATACATCTATGTTTTCCGTTCCCTTTATCTCGTCAATGTTCCGCGCTATACCATAGAAAAGGAATTCGCTGCCGGTTGTCTTGTGGCGAATAGACGAAACGCCTATATCAAATTCGTTTTTCCATCCAGCTTGCGTGATCTTGTCTATCAAGACGGTATAGACAGACTCGCTAATCTTGTTTTGGAATTGCCTGGTGCACAGAAAGCGCAGTGAATAATTGCGCGCAAGAAAAACGGCAATTCCGCCAGCATCTTGTGTTTTGCTGGAGAATCGACCGCCTTTGAGTAGCTTGTATGTTTTGCGGGTTAGCCAAAAATCCCTGAGATTAGGGTTTAGCTTGTACATCGGATTCCCTGTAGAAGTCGTCCAGTGTCTTTCCTTTTGGTGACATCGAACCGTCAGATGACGTGTGGTCAATTTGTTGTTTTGTTCCGTGCGCTTTAGGCGCCATGCGCTCAGCTGCCCATTTTAGGCCGTCCATCATCGCCTTGCCTGTCTGTGGGTCGATTACTCCGTCGCGCAATAACTCCACCACCTCAATGACGCCATCGCCATGGGCATACCCTGCCGCCTCTCTCGCCTGTGTGTATTGTTGGCGAAACTCGTCATGCCGAACAATCCAACGGCACACAGTCGTAACATCTGGAGTGCCATCTTGACGGCAGTATGCGCGCAAAGACTTTCCTCCGGCAATCCACGAGCAGATGCTTTCGGCAATATCGTTGGTATAGTCTGTCGGTCTGCCGGTCTTATTCATACTGACGCCCAAACTGCAAAGTCTTTTGGCCTCATGTAAGCAGCTAAACGCATAGCGTCCTTAAACCGCTCAATTCGCTCACAGCTTGCCGATTTCTCAAGCCATTTTAAAGTCTCACCGGCCTTGCGCTTAATTTCCCATATCTTCTTCCGTTCGGCATTGCTATGGATTGCGGTCGCAACTTTACGCCCGTTGCGCTCCCGTTGCTCTTTTGTCATTGCAGGCTGGTTGCCACCCTCTGCTACATTCAAAAGTTTACACCCCAAGTCTCGATATTTTTGTATTGCAAGCCGCTCTGCATCAATCTGCCGTATTGTTTGCCCGTCTGCAACAAGGCCGCACATTGTCTTGTGCCGCTCTATTAACTGTTCTTGTGTCAAAATCAAACCGTGTAAACCTCTCTACGCACGCTTGCCGCTGTACCCGCTGGCGCTTTCAATATCATGTCTTTAACTTCTTCGGCAGTCAGTACTATACGCCCTTTTTCGCCGTATGTCTTCGACCTCAATACAGCGGTTATGCACTGTCGTGATCGCCAGCCACCGTCGTGCGCGTATT